TTGTAGTTATTGCAGTCCTGGACAGAGTTCACGTTGGGAACAAGAAGTACGTAAATTAGGTAGTTATCCTGTAGAAGATCCTACTGTGCATAAAGACAAAATGCACGATATGCTACCAGAAGATGACAACCCTTATATTGATGCATTTTGGCGTTGGTTACCTGATGCATATAAAGATTTGCGCTATCTTAGAATCACAGGCGGCGAACCACTTGCTACACGTAACTTCATGAAGTTATTAGATTTCATAGCAGTAAACCATAATCCCAATCTCACACTAGTTGTTAATACAAATCTATGCGTTCCAGAAAAGAATCTAAAAGCATTCTTTACAAAAGCCACCACACTATTAAACGCGAAAACTATTAAAGGTCTTGAAGTGTATACTAGTATGGATACATGGGGCCCACAAGCTGAGTACATTCGTGATGGTCTTGATGTTAAACAGTGGGAAGATACTGTACGTAGAGTCAGCACTACATTCCATGTACCCATTAGAATCATGGTGACATTTGGATTATTAAGTATTTTCAACTTTAAAACATTTGTTAAGAAAGTTATTGAGTTACGCAATGATGGCATTGATATTATGTTCAATTGCGCACGACTAGTCGATCCTAAACACTTTGATCTGCGCATATTGCCTGATAGTGTTGATAAATATTTTGAAGATACCAATGAATTTATGAAAAAATATGACGAATTAATCAAGAGTGTTGAAAAAGAAACTTGGCAAATGGTATATGATTTTTGGAAGTCTCGCAAATTAACTATGACTCCTGTTGAACGCGACTGGAGAGTAGATCAATTTAAAAAATTTACTACAGAATATGACAAGCGCAGAGAACGAGACTTTAAATCTGTATTTTATGAGTTAGAGTCATGGACCTAACACCATTTAAAAATTGTCTAGCACATACTAATAGCATCTATATTAGTAATGAAGATGAACCATATAAGCCTTGCTGTTGGTTTAAAGCCGGAATCGCCGCTAACACCGTAGCCGAATACAGGGAAAAACTTAGTGGTCTTGATATTGCTACTAATTGTTCACATTGTATAAAACAAGAATCAAGTGGTGCAACTTGGAGTCATCGTCATTTATTTAATAATCCTAGAGAGTTTATTTTAGGTATTTGTTTTGATAACGTATGCAATCTAAAATGTGTTACATGTAGCCCTATGCATAGTTCACAGTTGATAGGCGAATGGGATGCACTAGGATTATATGGGCCAGATAAAGATAAAAAACATTTTGTAAGAATAGGTAAGCAAGCACCTAAGAAAATTGACTTTATAACTAATGTATTAAACAATACTGATTTTGATATATTGAAGATAGAAATTTTTGGGGGAGAACCACTTATCAATCCGTTAATATTCAAATTTATTGATTGGGTCAGCGAACAACCTTATGCTAACCAAACTACAATACATATTACAACCAATTCTACAACTTATACTGATAAAATAGATCAGTATTGTCAAAAATTCAAAATTGTGGCATTACAGTTAAGTTTGGACGGAATAGAAAATACGTTTGAATATTTACGTTATGGTACAGTTTGGAACGAGACAGTATCCACAATTCAAAAATACTACGATTTGGCTGAAAGGCAAGACAATTTTACATTGTCATTTAACTATACTTTAAGTTGGATGAATAGTATGCATTTTGTTGACTTTTATAATTGGGCCATAGATAATTTTCCCAAAGTCAGTTTACACTTAACTAAGTTAGAAGGACCTGACCTATACAATGTAGATATTCTGTCTCTTGGACAAAGAGAGCAGTTGTTAAAATATACAATGGATAAACTATCAACAAAACCAAAATCTATACCATTTGAAAAAATGCTTGACCTTTATAAGCAATCGATGCTTACTAAGTTCCACGATAGTTTTGATCAAGCTAAATTTAAACGAAGCCTGATCGCATTAAAAAATAAAGACAATCTAAGATCATTTGATTACAAAGTGGTCTTAAAACCCATATTATCATTTATACACCATGACACCGTTAGAGAAAGCTAAAACCAGTAAAACATTCTGTATCTATCCATGGATACATCAGTACATAGGACCTCCCGGTGATGTAAAGCCGTGTTGTAACTATTTGCAAAACGAGCAAATAGGCAGCATGAAAGAAAATACATTAGAAGAAATTTGGAATAATGATGCAACTAAGCAGATGCGGTTAGATATGCTTAATGGTGTAGCGGTTAGTGGATGTGCAATATGCAACTTACGACAAGACATAGTGCATAAAACATATAGGGATGAGGCTAATGAAAATTTCTTTACAGAAGATACACACGACATTATTAACAATACTTTAAATGATGGAACACTACCTGAACATAAACTACAATATATGGATGCACGTTGGAATAATTTATGCAATCTAAAATGTAGAACATGCGGTCCTAGATTTAGTACAAGCTGGATAGATGAACATGCAAAATTATATAACTTAACTAAGGAAGATCGTTTGAAAACCGAAGATGTATTCACATTTTCAGGTAAATATGAAGATCAACTATTTGAAGAAATGGAAAAACATTTACCATATGTCAAAAGAATTTATTTTGCAGGTGGTGAGCCACTTATGCAAAAAGATCATTATAAAGTATTAGAAAAACTAATACAGTTGGGTCATACTGGAACAGATGAGAAACCGTTAACTATTCATTATAATACTAATTTTTCTCAGTTAAAGTTAGGTAAATATCAAGCAATTGATTTGTGGAAACAATTTAAAGACATTAATATCCATGCAAGTTTAGATGCTAGTCACGACAAAGCAGAGTATTGGAGAAAAGGAACTGACTGGGATATAATCGTAGAGAATAGAGAACGATTAATTAGAGAATGCCCTAACGTGAGTTTTAAAATTAGCTTTACACTAAGTTGGGTAAATGCATACAACATGTGTAATTTTTATAAAGAATGGGTAATAAAAGAGTACATTAAACCTAACCATTTCCTGATCAATTTACTGGATGTCCCTAAACATTACTGTTTAAAATCTATACCAACTTGGAAGAAAAATAAGATCAGGAAAGAGTTTATGGATTTAATAAGTTGGATTGATAAAAGAAAAGGCCCTTTACAGCCTACATACCCTGTACAAATGATTAATAAAATTACAGATGCTATAGCTTTTATGTATAGCGTAGATTCAGGTGACGAATTCTTACACAAGGAAGATTTATTAAAAATTCAATCTAAGTTAGATTTAATAAGAAATGAAAATTTTTGGGAAATGTTCCCTGAACATGTTGATATAAAAGAATTTTTAAATGTATAACTTGAAGGACATATTAATAGTAGGGGATAGTTTTGCTTCTTGCAGAACATTACAAACAGATTGGCCTAAGATTGTTACTGACCATTTAATAAAGTATACTGAATATATACAACCAATGGGTAAAGGATTTTCAGGAGCTAGTTGGTGGTCAACTAAGAGATACTTAAATGATTATTTAAAGACACACACACCTAAGGTCCTTATTTTAACACATACTGAATGTCAACGAATACCTAGCAATGAAAATTACAGTCTTAATTATGGATCCGTATTCAATGCTGAAAGTTATCACAAACTAAAAAAACAAGAGCGCGATGATGAGATTCCTCCTTATGAAGTATTGATTGCTGGACAAAGCTACTATAAGTATCTATATAACCAAGACTTTCATCAGTGGGCAAAAACTCAATGGTTTAAAGAATTAGATGAATTAATTAAAGATATACCAGTTGTTATTCATTTACATGTATTCTATGATGAAAATGAATTCTTATATATTTTTAAGAATGGATTAACATTCAATAAGCCATTATGGGATATGTCAGATGATTGCAAAAAACTTACCAATAAGATGCGTCAATTAAGTGATAGTATAAAGGTTGTTCCGGAAAATACTTGGAAAGACTTGCAAACTAGAAATCATTTGACGGAAGAAAACAATAAAAAATTGGCATCAATAATTATTGATGCCATTGAGAATTATAGTGTAGGTCCCAGAGACATTCAACTATAATCATTATATTCATCATCTCTTACCGTATCTAAAGTAACGCAATGCGGCCCGCCGCTTAATGTTCTACAGTGTCTTAATGCTATAGGAATAATATTAAAATGATGTGATTCTAGTTGGCGAATTAAATTAGTTTGCGAGGCTTCTACAATCACAGTTTTTTCATCTAAACTTAAAATATTCATTCCAATCCAAGGACTTGCTGGGGCCCAGTTTTCATAATAGGGCGTAGGTATAGGAGATTCGCTATATATTTTAGTCCATGAATTAAAGAACTCTGGTAAGTTATTTTCATTCACTCGGTCAGGATTTAATAACACTTTACCGGGAGCTAAGGGCATAATGCTAGTATCTAAATGTACATAGGCATAAACATTATCAAGTATATGTACTCTATACTTTTCGCCTAGGGTATCTTGTAGCCATTTACCGCCCCAACGATTACCACTATTGCTTTTAAGATAAAACAAATCTTTACCACATTTTACTATATTAGCAGCATCAAATGCTGGTTCAAATTCTGTCAATGTAGGTTTACTTAAGTCTGTGCGATCATATAATTCATCTGTTAATTCAGGTTTAGGTGCGCTAATCCATCGACTTCCATTTTTGCTATAAGACTTAAAAATATTACGCAGACCAAATGTTTCAAAATAACGACTACGCAATGGCATGGGAGTTTCTATGATAGTGTCACCTATAATGATTGCACTGTCTCTGGGACAGTAGTTATAATAGCCGTCACTTCTCCAATTATTTGTTCCATGTAGTAAATGTGTTGGTCTATCGTCTGGTCGTAAAACCTTTACCCCTTGCTGCTCTAATATCCTTCTAAAGTTGTCTAAATCATTTTGTGTATCGGATATAACAACGGGGGCATAAGGACCTCCGGGTAGTCCAGCGACAGAATCATAATTTGCATAATCTATGCAATGTATGTCGTTATTTTTAATTAATGGTACTCTAGCATTACTAACAGTGCCTAAAACTACTTCTTTCAATCTGCCCCACTCAGTGTGGGAATTTACTTTACTGAAACTTTCCATGCTTTTTTCCTTCTTCCATACCAGTAAATTTCAATGCAAAAATCTTTAAAACTTTTACTATTATCAAATGAGACTACTTGATGATCATTTTGATCAACAATATTTATATTGAGGTTTGGATACATATTAAGTAAAAATTCCTTTAGATCATTGAAAAATCTACTACGATTTTTTTCAAAATCTATACAACTGGCACTCTCATACTCCCAATAAATGTCATCATCACCAAACATTTGTCTACCCCAAAAGTTTCCTTTAAGCGTATGTTCTAAACACTCTTTCGTTTTAATGTATTGTTCATTTAACAACGAATTATTTTTCTTCATCCAATCATAGAATTTATTATAGAATATACTTGCAGACTCACCACAATTATGAGCAGTATAATTAGCCCAACCCAAACTATGAACACTTATTAAAAACCATTTAAATAAGAAACACTCTATATAATCAGTTCTACTTAATGTGTTACTAGATATAACATATTTGCCGTATTCTATGGGTATATTTTTATTGCGTTTAGCAAAAAAACTAACTTGCGGAGTTATTGCAAATTCTAAGTTATGTTTATTAATATAATTTATATCACTAAATTCTGTGTTTTTATATGCTTCCAATGGATGACCAAATATCCAACCTTCTGGATTGATATCAACGACATACAATAACCCACGTTTCCAACTATCTAATGTTTCCCCTGGTAACCCTATAATAAAATCATGGTAGGTTTGCATATTATGGGCTGCGTATTTTTTACTAATAGTTTCTAATTTTTCGTTCGCTATATTAATACGTTTAATATTTTGTAATGCAGTGGTATTAGAACTTTGCAATGCCAATGTTATACCGCTGCGATTAATACTATCTAATATTTGGCTCATTTCAAATAATCTATCAGGACTGCTTTTTGCCCAAGTCGCACTAATTTTTTGTGGGTACCCAGTATTATCAAATTTCTTTTTGATATATTTTGTAAGTTCTAAGTCTCTTTTGATAATACCAAAATTTGCATCTGCGATCTCAATATATTCAGTTTTTTTTTCACAAAAATAATCTATTTCCTTTAATAATCTTTCTGTATCAAACTGATATACCTTACTGTAATATTCTGCTCCCAAATCACAAAATGTACAACTGTATGGACAGCCTCGATTAGTCTCCCATACAGGCATGAAGTTATAATCATAACGCTCATAAAAATTGTCAAACAATCCTGTAAGATAGGGGCTAGGAATAAGATTTACATCGGTAAATCTATCACGTATAGGGGTAAGTATATAATTATTGTTTAAGATATATGCTAAACCATTTACACTAGACAAATCATTATGTGTGCATAATGCACGAAACAATTCTAATAATGTTTGTTCACCTTCACCCCACACACTGATATCTACATAGTTATGGTCCTGTAGATATTGTTGATCTTGTTGGGCATTGGGCCCGCCTATAATAATTTTACAATTGGCATAATGTTTTTTTATTAATTGTGCTATTGTCAAATGATATGCTGTATTCCAACCATAATTACTAAACAATACAACATCTGGTGGTATATTTTTTATTTTGTCTAGGTATTTAATTGGATCTATCTTTTCAAAATAGATGTCAACTAATTTATAGTTGTCTGTGATATCTTTAAACTGACTTATATATGCCCACAGTACTCCTGAACTGTATGGTAAGTACATGTTATTGTTATAATCTTCTTGGCATTGAAAAAAATATACGTTCATTAGGCTAAGTATGGTTCAAAGACTTTTTGTTTACTTAAATCTTTATATGTATTATTGCTACCAGTGTCAATGTTATCATCCGCTATGTTTTCCATAAGTAACAAACCCTTAGCAGCCTCTTCTGGAGTCATGTACATATGATAACCAATACATTCGTAATCATCATTTTCATGCAATATATTTTTGTGGCGACCATCATAAATCATAGGACGACACCAATCTACAAATTTACTATCGTCCGTGAGTATTACTCCGCCCCTACCAATTTTTAATACCTTTCTATGATGAAAACTTAAACAGTAATAGGTATCTTTAATATACATATTGCGTTTAAAACGCACCGCAGCATCAATAATATCTGTGTTACCCAATCTATAAAATCCTGACCAGGGTATATCAAGAAATCTTATTTTATTGCCGGCATGTATGCACTGCATGGGTACGCTAGCATAGGTGTGTTTGGGTAATGTAATGATAGTGTTTTGTATGCCCAAATACTTCATACATAAAAACAGGGCACTGCTACAACTATCCACAACTACTGCGTATTTGCTACCTGCGTAGTTAGATAACTGATTTTCAAACAAAGTCACTATATCCCAGGGGTCACTAATCGTATAGCCTTTTTTGATTAATTGTTCTGTAATGTTCATAAATCTTATAAAAAAGTATTTATAAATACATAAATTATCGGAAAATTAACCGTGCGTTCCCTACTGTTCATGGACCGTGGCTAGTAGATGAGAGTGATATCGCAAAACATAACGGAAAACTCATAAAATAGTACCCGTAAATTACTGTAATAAATATGTATGAGGATATCCCATGCGTATTATTAAACACCTTAAAGATAATTTTTCAGATTTTCAAAAACTAAACAATACATTTGTGGGTACTCCGCCCTTTCCAATGATTGTATTAGACAATTTCCTTCCAACTGAATTTGCTTTAAAATTGTCGAAAGAATGTGAATCTATACCTGAGCAACATTGGACAGAATTTACACGCAATGGTTCTTTTATGAAAGAGTGCAAACAACTTGAACATGCACCCTTTGCATTTGAGTTTGTTAATATTATGCACAGTGCTTTAGGTATGGAATGGTTAACAAAAGTTACTGGCATAACAGATTTAATTCCCGATCCATATCTAGTTGGTGCGGGATATAGTAGAAGTTTTACCGGCGATTGTTTAAAACTACATAGTGATTTTAATTGGAACGAACAATTGAAACTTCATAGAATGTTAAGTTTTATCATCTATATAAATCCAAATTGGAAAGAAGAGTGGGGAGGACATTTACAATTTACAGATTTTAATAAAGACAAGATAATACAAAATGTTGCCCCAGTATTCAATCGTGCCATTATCTGGCGTTATCATAAACGTGGGTTTCATGGATACCCCGACTCACTGACTTGCCCACAGGGCGTAAGTAGAAATACATTTAGACTTTTTTATTATTTTAGTGATGCGAAACACAACGAAAATGATAGACCACATCGCAGTCTTTATTGGTATGATAAGGACTTAGATGAACCTTATGATATACCTACGAGAAAATAATGTTAGCATCTTTAGTAAATGAATATCATCGAACTGATAACCATTGGGCATTAATGGTTACAAAAAATCTTGATATCCTCACTGAAAAAAATAAAGAAACTGCAAAATACTTTTCCTCAAGGATTGAAACTAACAAAATTAGTGGATTTGATAATGTTTTTTGTACAGATGGTTATTCAATGGAATGTATTATAGATATAACTAATAATTTAATTGACATTAACAATAAACAAAAAATACATTATCCTAATGTTGATGTCAATGGAGCAACAATTTTTTGTAGTTATACAGAAGGTTGGGCCAAAGACGATTTTTTTGAAGCATTGCACAACATAATTGATCTTTTACAACTGCAAGGTAAGATAGTTTATACAACCGGGTCAGTTAATATAGAAGAATGTTATGATAAATTTTGTAAAAAATATAACAAGACACAAAAAATGATTTGTAAGTATAACGGAAGTCCTTTGTTTTTTCAGATAGATAATAAAAATTATGCTTTACCAAAAGAAGCAATTGAAGAATTAACATTTGAAAATAAAAAGTTATTTTGTACATTCAACTGGAATGCTTGGAGTCATAGACTAGCACTTATTGCTTTACTAAATCATTATAATTTAATAGACGATGGTTATATTAGTAGTCCAACTAAGACCAAATATAATTATGATCCAGAAAATGATTTTAGTACGATAAAATATGGTTGTTTAAATTATATTAATCAACTCTCTGATAGTGAGCAAATACTTAATAACCTAGAAAAGTTAAAAAGTATATATCCATTGAAAATTGATGATAGAAGTAAGTATACTCATACTGATCAACCATTAACACAAACAGAATTAAAAATGCCGATGTTAAAAGCAAGAATTAATAGTATTTTTGAAGTGGTATCAGAAACAAGATGGTTTGGAGAACATTTTCTAAGCGAAAAAACCTTCAATCCTATAGCGTTAGGAAAACCAGTAATTATTTTAGCTGCTAGTGGTATGCTTAAAAGTTTTCGCAAATTAGGTTTTAAAACTTTTAATGGTTATGTAGATGAATCCTACGACAATATTGAAAATGATGCTGAACGTACATTGGCTATAGTAAAAGAGTTAGTGCGTTTAAAAAATATGCGTAACAATAATACAACAGATTTTAATAGTTTGGTAGAAAATTGTGACGTAATAGCACAATATAATCTAGAATTCTTTATTAACAATGCGGCATACCCAAAAAATTTATATTTTCAATATGATGATTATACGAGGTTTATAGAATTATGTTAAGTTACACCTATACAACTAAAGAATCAGTAAACAAAAAAATAAACATTGAACTGTTTGATTACTCTTTTGTAGAACGTTGGACAGATTACTTACAAAAGTTATCTTATAAATGTCCAAATATTGAGTGGTATACAGCGGAGTTAAATTCGGTTAGTTCTGGCCTCACGGCAGAAGTAAATGTATATAAATTGCTTAAGATACGAGATTGCCTTCGTTTTTTAAACAACAACGGACTGGGAAATTACGGAGAAGAAATACTTGAAATCGAAAGATTGATAGCGTTTCCCCAGGACGTTCTTCAATATCATTTAAACGATTGGCATAGAATTTTTACTATAAGTGAACATCGCTTTTTATTGAAAGAAGAAAAAATTCCAAGTACGATAGATCCTAGTGAATTGTTCAAAGTTATACAAGATATAAACACCTATACCCATCATTTAGAAGGTTGGACTTATATGCGTTTACCTAGAAGGCAGCATTATAAACATGTAAAACAATATAGTGTTCAATTTACTAATGCAAATAATTTAAACTGGTTGAAAAAAGAAAATTCGGTGTTTGATCAAGATAATATAGAATTTATAGAAGCAGGCGGTTTTGATTTTTTTATTGAGAGTAATCATAAATTATTGGATGCCACTGTATGGTTGCACGAAGATATAACTGGAAAAGACCAAATGAAGGCTTGGTTAGATTATGATAATTTACATGAATTTGATATCACTGGAAACTTATTAATGACTCCAAATGTAACATTCGACCCTCACAAAATATATACCAAGATATTAAATACTAAAAAATTCAGAGAAGAATCAAAATTCTCAAATAAAACACTTGACAGATATCCGTTAGGCAATATTACAAATTTAGATGAGATTGATTGGTTTGAATTTTTGGACAGCAAGATACATAGTATTACTTTGTTTGATAAGAAACTTTGGAGCACAAAAAGTGCTAATTTACCGATTTCTTAAACCTAATAGAATTAGATGGAAACATACTTTGGATAGAATAATATATGGAACACTATTGTAAAAGCCCTTGGATGAGTTTGTTCGTATATGACGACGGCAACGTTAAAAGTTGCTGTGCCGGACAATGGAGTTGGGGCAATTTAAAAGAAAAATCATTGACAGATATCATTAATAATCCTAAAGTAAAACAACTTAAGCAGGACATTATAAACGGCGTGCCTAATAGTTATTGTAGTTACTGTAAAGGATGTGAAGATAACGCTGGCGAAAGTCAGCGTCAATATTTTGACAAGTTTAAAATGACAGATGAAAAACTATACGATCCTAATGTTTTTGATCTTATGATGGTGGATATGCGCTGGAACAATTTATGTAATTTAAACTGTGCATATTGCGGCACAATGTGGAGTACTACTTGGCAAAAAGTTAAAGGTATACCGATGTCCGATCTAAAAACTAATCATTATGTTAGTGTATTGCAATTAGTTAAAGATAGTAAAGACAATATGGAAGCCATTATAATGGGTGGTGGCGAACCATTACTACACACTCAAAACGTAGATTTATTACAGTCATTAAACTATGACATAGGCATAGATATTATGACTAACCTTAGCACTAACTTAACACATAGTGCTGTCTATGCTGAATTAGCAAAAAAGAAACATGTAAATTGGTGTGTAAGTTTTGAAAACATAGGTGATCAGTTTGAATATGTGCGTCATGGCGCTACATGGGATCGTATGCTAAAAAATCTTGAATTAATAAAAACAAATACTACACATACTTATATGCTAAAGCCAACTTACAATTTACTAAGTGCTACAAGATTAAAAGAAATTTATAAATTATGCAATGACTTAGACTTTCAAATACACTGGCAAACGTTGATACAACCAAATACATTATGTGTCACAGAATTTAGTAAACCAGTACGTGATATTTTCTTAAAATCAATTGACGAACTTTTTAATAGTGAAGAATATAGTATTTTTAAATCTAGAACTAGTTTTGATCAAGGGGGAATTTTCTTTCAACACGTAAAAAACGAGTTACTTGCTAAAGAAATTGATACAACTAACAGTGTAGATGAAAAATTTAAATCTTGGCTTATGGATTACGAAACAAAATATGCCAAAGATGTCAAGCACTTTAAAGAATTGTGGCCAGAACTTGATATATTAATAGAGAACTAGTATGATTTATTATGCAAATGGATGTAGCTATAACAGACACGTGCCTTTGGGTACAAAAAATTTATTTAAATTATGAAAGCTACACAGGATCTTTGTAAAATAAATTTATTTGATTCTGCGTCAATACAGGATGTTAAAAATTACACCCGTCACGAGCCCGCTCACCGTCGTTGGGTCAATGATGAAAAAAATGCTACGGGGTTTCTAGAATATCAATATTATGGGTTAGACGAAGAAAAATATGAACACAAATTTGAAAAATTCACATATGTAATAAATGAATATGGGTTTCGTGAAGAAAGAATATCACAGTCTATTGATTGTGGGGCTTTTGGATGCAGTTTCACATTTGGCCAAGGTCTACCCAAAAATGCATTGTGGCATCAAATAATAGCAAGAGAACAAAACAAAACAATATTTAATTTTGGTATATCAGGTGCTTCAATTCAATCAATACTTGATATTTTTTGTATTGTTAGTAAGCATATTAAAATGCAAAGTGCTTTGGTGTTACTACCATCTTACAATAGATTTCAACTTGCTAAAACAAATCCATGGGGTAAAATTTCTTTATTATCAGTCATACCAGGGCATAAGAGTATTTTTAATCAGAACTGCGACATAGATGAAACAACATTCTATAAAATACTGCCTGATGAAGAATTTGTTAAAAATTTAAAAAATTCAGTATATCAGGCTGAACATCTGGCAAAAGCACGTAATATTAAATTATCAATTTCTAGTTGGGATTTGACAACTTATGTGTTTTTGCAAAGTTTGAATTTAAATAATGCTAAACTAATGCCATGTTGGATTACCCCACACGATCTAGTAAACGATAGGGCTAGAGACGGACGACATCCTGGTATAGGACATCACAATTTTCATGCTATAAAGTTTGCACCATTCATTGATTAATAAATAAATTTAGTGAGGTAGTCTATGTTTTTAATACGCTGGTATAAAAAGTTAATGCGCGAAATTGCTTATCGTAAACGTTTAAAAGAGTTGCGAAAAAGAGATCCTTTTATTTACAAATAATATATGATGTATGTAGGATTAAGTTGCGGATTTCATGACGCAGGACTTAGTATTGTTAGTGATACTGGCAATATACTATTTGCTGCACATAGTGAAAGATATAGTAAGAAAAAACATGATTCTAACCTTTGTAAAGAATTAATTCTAGAAGCAAATTCCTATTTTGTTGATAGTAATTTTGAATTACACTATTATGAAAAACCTCTTCTAAAAGCATTACGCCAATTTCGTGCAGGACAACCGATTGGTCCATTAAGCGTGAAGCAGATTGTAGGTCCCGAACTTTATGAGATGTTTGGTGACAGACCAATCAAAACACATGTTCATCATAAAACTCATGCAGCAGCAGGCTTTCAAACAAGTCCATTTACAGATGCTACAGTAGTAGTTATTGACGCTATCGGTGAAATGGACTGTATCACTATTTGGGATGCATGGTATGATGATAAAGATAATGCACGATATAAGAAATTATGGAGCAAAAAATATCCTAATAGCATAGGCATGTTCTATAGTGCTATGACACAACGGGTAGGCTTACGTCCTATGGACGAAGAATATATTTTAATGGGTATGGCTGCATATGGTAAGCCAAGTTATGCTCAACGCATGGCAAGCAACCTGCTTGAAAATATTGAAAATATTGACTTTAAATCAAATCTACATATAGGTGTTGATGACAATTATTTAAGCAAAGCAGATGACATGGATATCGCAGCAAGCGCACAACTTGTTTGTGAAATATTGATTGAAAAAGTTATGATGAGAGCCAAACGTTTGGGCAAAAGTAAGAATCTTGTATATGGCGGAGGCGTAGCATTGAATTGTTTAGCTAATAGACTATTAGGCAAATACTTTCATGATATATGGATCATGCCTAATCCGGGCGATGCAGGTAACAGCCTCGGTGCAGCAGCATTGGGATATGGCAAAAAGATTAATTGGCGTGATGCGTTCTTAGGTACAGATATTAAAGGACCATATCCAGTTAAAGAAGTTATTAACGAATTAACAAATAATAAGATGGTAGGAGTTGCCAGCGGTAGAGCAGAGTTTGGGCCTCGCGCATTAGGTAATCGTAGTTTGTTAGCAGATCCACGAGGGCCCGAGATAAAGGATAAAGTCAATGAAATCAAACGTAGACAAAAATTTAGACCGTTCGCACCGGTCATTCTAGAAGAATATGTTAATGAGTATTTTATTATGCCTCGCGGCTGGTATGACAGCAGGTATATGCAAGTCATCGCTACTTGTAGGCATCCTGATCTTTATCCCGCTATTGTTCATCATGACGGTACTAGCCGTGTACAGACTGTTCCTAAAGATGGATCTGGGATTCGACAACTCTTAGAAGCATGGTATGATAAGACAGGTTGTCCTATGCTATTGAATACAAGTCTAAACATACGCGGAGAGCCTATGGTCAATGATCGTATTGATGCTGACCGTTTTGAAAAACTTTATAATCTTAGGGTAATAAGTTGAGTTATATCTATGTGAGCGGAGATAGTTTTTGCTACAGTAGGAAAAATCCTGCCACTGATTGGCCATTGATTCTAGCGAATGAGTTAGAGTTAAAATTAACCGGTCAGGGGTTTCCGGGTAGTTCTTGGTGGCCGGTTAGAAACGATCTATTAAGATATAAAAATCTCAATAAACAGAAATTTGATGACACTAAAATTTTCGTATTTTGTCACACAGAAGTAGCAAGAATACATAATAGTCAAATGTATTTTGAGGATGCTGATAAAAGAGAAGAAATCTATAATTTTTACATGAAATATATTTACGATGAAACTTTTCATCGATGGTCGATGATACAGTGGTTTGATGAACTAAATAACATTGTCAGTGATAAAAATGTGATACACCTATTCTGTTTTAAGGATACTGAAATAATATCATCAAAATTAAACGGCATAAAATTTAAACCGGATTTATTGTCATTAAGCAGTAGATACGCAGTGAAGCCAATTAAGGACTGGTCTAACTGGAACTCAAATCCAAACCATTTCAGCTCCTACGAAAACACGCTACTCGCATCGTTTTTAAGTAAATTTATACAAAATAATTCACTGGATAAATGCACAAATAATTATTACCAAATAAAATTATGAAATAAGTAAATGCATGTTAAGAGATGTATTCTACTTCGGCAATAAAACCAACGTCCATCCATTAGAAAAGCCTGCTAGAGATTTAAACGAGGCTAGACAATTAGCCACAACTGAACATTTTTGGATAGTCAACGAATATTGTGACTATACAAATTTTGATTGGGATTTTGATTTTGAGTTCTTGCCTGATGATCAAGTATGGACAGGGGAACATGATAACGTTTGGCCCAGTCAGCATAATAAAGATAGTGGTACTTGGTTATGTGCTAAAGACACAGGCGGCAACATAATATACAGACAGGATGTACCTGAACTATTAAGGACTGTAAGCAGGTCTGATAATTGGGTATTGAATTATGATGTCGATGAAAAGTTGTTTGATTTTAGTTGGTACCCCGATCCCACTGACCCTCCCTATATCTATGCTTGGAGTTGTAGATATTTCCCTGCTACTAGCAAGCCTGCTATTGAATACCATGTACCCGGTGCTACTGACTACAAGTACATGGATAAGTTTGTAGAACTAAAACCTAACAAAAACAATTACAAGATAATACATGAAGTAGACGATAATAGTTTTGACTGGGCATGGGTACCGGATCCTACACATCCTCCATATATCTATGTATGGGGCAATCAGCATTATCGTGCTGAAGAGATGCCTACTATAGAATATCACGTAGAAGGTGCAGTTGAAAGAAAGTATATCGATAATGCATGGCATGCTAAATTGAAATCAAAGCCTGAGTTATTTGAGATATATGAAGATTGCACAGGTATGGATTATACATGGCGTCCAGATCCAGGCGCGCCACCTTATATCTATGCATGGGGTAATCAATACAATGATCCAAGAGATAAAGCAAGTGTAGTCTATAGAGTAGAGAGTGCCACTCAATACAAGTACATGAATGATCGTGTAGTACGCAAACCATGCATGACAAACTGGTCAGTACCTCTTACTATCGATGACAAGAATTTTGATTATAGTTGGGAGCCTAATCCTAATGACCCGCCCTACATTTATGAGTTCGGTACACAACATCAAAAGACAAATGGCCCTAGATATGTAGTCGAGAATGCTACTGAGATAAAGTATATTGATGATCGATCCGTAAAACATCTGCCGCAAAAAGATAAGTTCAGAGTAGTCACAGATTTTCCTATCATTGATTTCGACTATAGTTGGCACCCTGATACTAGCGAGCAGCCATATATCTATGTGTTCGGTAATCAATATTATTCAGGCGAAATCATGCCTACTTTACATTATGTAGTAGAAGGTGCTACAGAATACAAATACATTGACACTGTAAAAGTCTCGATTGGTATTAAGAAAGAATGCTGGCATGTTGATGAAAATATCGATGTATCAACATTCGACTTCAGTTGGATACCGCACCCCAAAGACCCACCTTATATATACGAGTTTGGCACACAATGGCAGAAAGATGGCGGACCGAAGTATATCGAGTCCCCGGATGCTGTTGATATAAAGTATGTGTCGGGCTCGAAAGCAAAAGCATTACCTGATAAATCTAATTGGGAAATACCTTATTACATAGATCAGAATAGTTTCGACTTCAGTTGGCATCCAGAGCGTAATGCACCACCTATGAATTATATATTCGGCACACAGTGGGCTGAGTCAGGTGGTCCTGTATATAAAGTCAAAGATGCTATAAAATTTGATAAAAAATATATCGATGTACAAAAAGCAATCGCCCTAGCAGATAAGACACGCTGGAATATTCCAGAGGATGTAGATACTACAGGGTTCGATTTTAGTTGGCATCCGGGTGTAGAAGACCCACCTTATATATACGAGTTTGGCACACAATGGCAAAAGACAGGCGGCCCTAGATATGTAGTCGAGGGAGCTGCTGAGATAAAGTATATTGATAGTCAAATAGCAATAGCATTACCTACAACAACGAACTGGCTAATCAATGAAAATGTTAAGATAAAACATTTTGATAATAGTTGGCACCCTGATAGAAATGAACAACCATATATCTATGTGTTCGGTAATAATCAGTATAAGGCAGAAGATATGCCTACAATACAATATGTAGTCCCGGGCGCAGTAGAAATCAAATATGTCTCAGACATAGTAGCCACATTGGATATAGATAAGACACATTGGGTCATAACTCAAGATATTGACGAAGACAAGTTTGATTTTAGTTGGATACCAAATCCCAATGATCCACCCTACATCTATCGTTGGGGCAACAAATATATCAGCAACAAATATAAAGCGACAATTGAGTATATCGTTCCTGGCGCAACAGAAATCAAATATATGACCGATGATGTGGTTGTATTACCCGAATATGATCGCTGGGAGATACCTAAATACATCGATATAAAAAGTTTTGATTTTACTTGGCGACCTGACCCATTGGAACCTAACTATATTTGGGAGTTCGGTACACAGTGGCAAGAAACTGGGGGACCTAAATACGTAGTACCTGGGGCCACTGATATCAAATATGTAAAAGGGCAAAAAGCGACTATTATTACATCAGAAATATCAAACAATTGGACTATACCACTAGGTATAGATATAAGTGATTTTGATTTTACTTGGCATCCTGATGAAAAAGATGGTCCCTACATTTATGTGTTTGGAACGCAACATCAAAAGACCGGCGGCCCTAGATATACAGTAGCAGGTGGAACAGAACTTAAATTTATAAGTTTTCAAAAAGTTAAAAAATTACCTAATATTGCTGACTGGCAAGTACCTGATGATGTAGACATTACAAACTTTGATTTTAGTTGGCATCCAGACGACACTGAACCTCCTTATATCTATGAGTTCAGTACTCAACATCAAAAGAATGGTGGCCCTAGATATATCGTCCCTGGAGCGGCTGAGGTAAAAATTGTTGAAAGTATAATTGCTAAACGATTACCCGATCAAACAAACTTTAGGATATTAGTTGATCATTCCATAGAATCATTTGATTACAGTTGGCATCCTGATAATACAGAAGAACCTTATATCTATATCTTTGGTAATCAGCATCATGATGCTAGACAGATGCCTACTATTGAATATCGTATGCCGGGCGCTGTCAAAGAAAAATATATCATGGATATAGTTGCTAAGTTAGCACAAAATAAAACACATTGGATCACACCTGATAATATTGATGATAGTGAGTTTGATTATAGTTGGATACCTAATCCACATGACGAACCTTATATATATGAATTTAACACTCAGCATCAAAATAACGGTGGGCCTAGATATGTGGTAGACGGCGCAAATGATATCAAGTATGTGTATAGTGATAAAATAAAGGCGAAACCTACATCGCTATACTGGCAATGTGTCATAAAAATCAAAAGTTTTGATTATAGTTGGCATCCAGACAATACTGAACAACCGTATATCTACGTATTTGGTAATGAGCAGTATAGTGCCGAAGTCATGCCTGTCATCAAGTATGTCATGCCGGGTGCTACAGAATTAAAATATGTCAACACAATCGTAGCAAAAACATTTGCCGATATGACTAAATGGCGTTATAATAGTTATATAGACTTAGATAAATTTGATTTTGAATGGTTACCAGACCCGGGAAGTCCACCATATATCTATCAATTTGGTACACAATGGCAAAAGACGGGCGGACCGATATACACAGTAGAGGGAGCAACAGAAGTCAAGTATATTGACAGTCAAAAGGCTGTAAGATTATCTGATAAATCAAATTGGATAATACCTAAAGATTTAGATGTAACTGAATTTGACTTCAGTTGGCATCCAGATGATACTGAACCTGCATTCATATACGAGTTTGGTACACAACATCAAAAGACTGATGGTCCTCGATACATCGTAGAAGATGCATTTGAGACAAAGTATGTAGATGTTCAACACGCTATAAAATTATCTGATAAAACTAACTGGAAGATACCTAGTAATATAGATGTTGATAGTTTTGATTTCAGTTGGCATCCAGATAGCACAGAGGAACCTTATGATTATGAGTTCGCTACAGTATGGAATGATGTAGGCGGTCCTATATATCATACACATAATGCTACACAAAAGAAATATATCAAAGATATACAAGCAAAGACACTAGTTGACAATAAGAATTTTAAAGTTAAGATTAGATTAGAGCCTGATAGTTTTGACTTTAGTTGGGTACCACACCCGGAAGCACCTCCTTATATCTATGTGTTCGGCAATCAATGGAATCGTGCAGAGAAACAACCTACAGTTGAATATCATGTACCTGGCGCAACCGAGATAAAGTATGTCCATGATATCATAGGCAAAGTAGCACAAGATAAAAACAAATTTGAGATGTTACTGCCTATTATAGAGAGCGAGTTTGATTTTAGTTGGAGGCCAGATCCATATGATGATCTATTCATATATGTGTTTGGCAATACGCAGTATCCAGGTGAAGTCATGCCTACTGTTCGTTATGTAGTAGATGGTGCTACTGAGATCAAATACATAGATGATGTCAAAGCCAGATTAGCCAGTAACATGACACACTGGGTAGAAAAGATACCCGTAGATAAATCAAAATTTGATTATGGATGGGTACCTGATCCTAAGGCTCCCCCTTATATCTATGTGTTTGGTAATCAGTGGAACATAGCCAGCGTAGAACCTACATTAGAATATGTCGTTCCCGGTGCTACTGAATACAAATACATAGATGACATCGTTGCTACTGTACTGCCTAACAAGAATAACTTTAAGATATTACATCCTATCATAGAAGATAGTTTCGATTTTAGTTGGAGACCCAATCCTAAAGAACAACCTTACATCTATGCGTTTGGTAACACTCAATACTCAGCAGAAAAGATGCCTACTATATTGTATAGAGTTAGCGGAGCAACCGATTACAAATATGATAATTCGTTTGTAGCGACACTAGCACAGAACTACGATAGATTCACAGAGATCATACCTGTAGATAGAACAAGTTTTGATTATAGTTGGGTTCCTGATCCACATGATGAACCTTATATCTATGTGTTCGGTAATCAGTGGAATGTTGCTGAGATAGAACCAACATTAGAATATCGTGTCAAGGGCGCTATACAAAAGAAGTACATGCTGCAAGTTGCTAATGTATTGCCTGATTATAATAAGTGGCGCGAGTTGATCAAAGTCAGAAGCGACTTTGATTATAGTTGGAGGCCTGATCCTACTAGCCCTCCCTATATCTATGTGTTCGGTAATCAGTGGAATACTAGCGAAGTAGAACCAACATTAGAATATCATGTAAAGAATGCTACTGAGAGAAAATACATACATGATATCACAGCAGAGGTCGTTAGCGATATGACTAACTGGGTCATACCAGAAGGCATCAATACTGATGATTTTGATTTTAGTTGGAGACCTAATCCAGGCAGTCCCCCATACATCTATCAGTTCGGCACATTGTTTGATGACAATGATGGCCCTATATACAAGACTAAAAGTAACAACGGCGAGATCATCAAAATACAGCGTGTGACAAAAAAGCACGATAGCGAGTTCGTGGAGATTCCTAAATATTATATACAGACTACACTTGAAGATTTGATAGAACAACATGTTGATGAATTGTTCTGGGCATTGAATAAGAACATCAACTACAGTAGTTTTAATTTCAGCTGGCGTCCAAACATTGAACAAGCAAGATTTGTACATGTGTTCGGTAGTCCTGATGCAGTAGAGACACAAACATATTTCGTTAACAGCAAACTATATAAGCAAGGATTCACGCAATTTAATTTCGTCACAGGTGATGTCAAAGCAGAGAGTGAATATCTAGCCGACTTATTCATACAGCCTGATATCTTTATGATTGACAGGGGTAACATTGAAGCCAAAGAAAGATTTGAAAAACTACAAGAACGATTCCCTGGCATACAAAAGACACGATATCTAAACAGTTGGGTAGACACTATATACCGTTGCCTGAACAGAAGCACTACTCAACTTACTTGGATATTAAATAGCGAATTAGATTATAGTAATTTCGACTTCAAGTATTATCCTAACCCATGGCAATTAAAGATGGTTCATGTGTTTGGTACGCAATGGAGTCATTGGGGAACTACATACTTGTTGAACAAGGACACATTCCCTGAAGACACAAAATATGTCAAGATCATTGAACATCTAAGCAATCTAAACTTTGTTAAGAACCGTACTGCTAAAGCCACTAATTGCCTATATGATATCTATCTGATAGATCATGGTAATAGTGAGGCTGCTATTATCCGCGAACAGTTGACTAGCAAATCCACAGGTAAGAATGTAATCACAGTTCCATATAACAAGAGTTACTTGCAATCATTCAAGGATATATTGTCCTTAGTGAAACTTAAAGACAATCATATATGGGTCTGTAGTTCAGTATGTGACTATAAAAACTTTGATATGACTTATATCTGCGACCCGTTCGCTAAAGAAAACCTACATGTGTTTCCTAGCGACAAACAAAAGTTCGGAGATACATTCTTAATCGATGTTAATAAATTAAAGAGTCTGGTTGATGATATGAATTTATTGGAAGATTATGATAAGATAAACTATAATAATCATATCAGAACTAAACGATTGCAGGCTCCTGAGTTTATATTAGATAATGAAACTAACATCGATTCAGTCAAAAAAGAATTTGATTTTCCCTATGCTATCTTTAAGACTATTGATAATAGTGAAGTATCAGTAAATTATGATGAGCCCCTGTGTTTATGGGCAGATCATACTAAGAATATTGAAATATTAAGCACAGGTGGCACGATTCTTACCTTGCCAAAAGAAGCGAAACTATATGTTGATAATGAGTTGTATGATTATCCATATATAGCAAAATCAAAACGCATAGTAAAATCTAAGCCACTAGACATAGTGTTCCTGAGCAATGGGGAAAGTTGCGCTGAAGATAACTATAAACATCTATTAAAAATTACTAAGCATTTACCCAATAAGGTAGTGAGGGTAGATGGTGTGAATGGTCGTGTATCAGCATATCACGCAGCAGCAGAAGCAAGCAATACGCCCTGGATGTTTACTGTGTTTGCTAAACTAAAGATCAATGAACATTTTGATTTTAGTTGGCAACCTGATAGATTACAGATACCTAAACATTATATCTTTACAGCTAAGAATCCTGTCAATGAATTGATATATGGTCATCAGGCTATGATCGCATATAATAAAAAATTAGCATTAGGTAATATTGGCAAAGGACTAGACTTCACGCTTGATGATCCACATGAATCTATAGACATTCTATCAGGCATTGCAAACTTTAATACAGATGCGTATAGTACTTGGCGCACTGCCTTCCGAGAAGTTATAAAATTGAAAAGCGATTATGCTGACATTGCGCTTGAAAGATTAAATATATGGACCACAATAGCAAAAGGAGCATATGCCGATAGTTGTATACAAGGCGCTAAAGATGCTGTAGAATATTACGATAATGTTATGGGCGATATAGAAGAATTAAAAAAATCCTATGAATGGTCCTGGCTACAAGATTATTATAGAAACAAATATAAATGAGGTAATTTAGTATGGCAATATTTCATAAACACTTAATCATTCGTGCTGAAGTTAAAAACCCTCCTATGACTGAAGCAGGTGTTAAAATCTGGGTAAGTAATCTTATTGATAATATAGGTATGAAATTATTGATGGGTCCCTTTGCAAAGTATCTGGATGTCAAGGGAAATCGCGGAATCACTTGCGTTAGCATCATTGAGACTAGCCATGTCGCATTACATGTATGGGACGAGTCAGACCCTGCATTGATGCAATTGGATGTCTATACATGTGGCCCATTAGATCCATATCATGTAGTAGAAGCACTAAAAGAATGGAAGCCCGTTAAGATAGAGATGAAGTATCTTGACCGCGAACATGGATTGAGTGAATTGCCTATATGAAAAAAATAGCAATCAAAGTATAAATAATCTAACCGCACGACCTTCTGGAGTAGTGTTTGTCGCATAGCGATGGTTTTATTGAAGGATCAAAGCACTATGCAGGTGCAGAGATAAACCAGAAAAAAAGCTTCGGTCAGTACTGTGGGAAGTACAGATCGATAAGACTAGGACAAGGTTCGAATCCAAGCCGAAGCGAAGCCACTTGACTTTTATACTTGTTGATGCTATCATGCTGAGATGATAGACCCGAATATAATAGCCTTCTTGAAACAGCACGTGGATGACAGGGGCATTCCATGTATCCCGAACCTGTTATGGAAAGATTTTATACAGCAATATGACAAAGCTGACATTCGCCAATCATTAAGTGATTATATCGTAAGTAACAAAGTACCGTTTCCTATCAAAGATATAACCTTTGTTGATATGGCAGAATTGTTTCTCAAGTTTTGCAGGACTAACATGAGAGACTATTATAGTTATCCTGATATAGTATTTGAAAGAGCAGAATACAAATATAAGTATTGCGATAAACCATTAGGTGTGATTGATAAATCTCATGTATTTAATAGTGTAAGCAATTATTTTCAGCAAACTAACCGTATGAAGTGCGGAAGCAATCTTGTCGATAGTCCATATGACATATGGCATGATACAACCAAACTTAATAACATGAACTGGCACTTTTGGCGAGGCGCGTTGTTAGACAAAGATATCAATGATGCTACATTTAGAGAGGCATTTAGAATAGGTACATATACTGCTACACAATTCAAGCCTAGCGTAGCAAAAGCATTGTATTGGAAATATGATGCTAGAAAAATACTTGATACTAGTTGTGGTTGGGGAGATAGATTAGCGGGGTTTTACGCTACGCCGGATACTGAATTGTATGTAGGATGTGATCCTAATCCTGAAGTTTATGAAACATATAAAATACAATGTCTTGGGTATGAAAAATTGTTAGACTGTGGCGCTCCTGTATTAAAGGAGTATAAAGATAAATTTATTTGCATAGGCAGTAAGAAAACAGTAGTGATATATAATTTACCTAGCGAAGATGTTGATTTGACCCAATACGAAAATACATTTGATTTTTATTTTACAAGCCCGCCATATTATGAGACTGAACGCTATGCAGCCAATAATAGTAGCACACAGAGTTGGGTAAGATATCCAACGTTTGATAGTTGGAAAAATGATTTTTTCTTTAAGATAAATCGAAAGATATGGAACACACTTAAAGATGATGCGTATATGATGGTCAACATTATAGAGCCGCGTGTTAATAACGGTACACGATTAAATCTATGTGATGATATGGTCGATGATATATTGACATATCCCAATGCATATTACTTAGGTAAGATCGGTATGCGTATGCAAGCCAGACCCCATGCTATCGTAGAAGCAGACAAGAATAGCATATTTGTTGAACCTATATGGGTATTCAGAAAAAATAATAGTGACCATGAAAATAATTCAGGACTATTTGAGTTTTACTAAATACTTTTGCTTATAAAACACACATACACACAGGAGGTAATTATGAGCAAATCACCATACGAGATCCGTTTGGATCTATTAAGATTGGCCAAAGAAAGTATCTTTGAGCCATACTTTTATGAAAGATCAAATCTAGAAATGCAATGGAACGCTGCTAGGGATGTAAATCCTAATGCATTGTTTCCAACTATGCCAAATGCACCTACTACTGAAGATATTATTGCTGAAGCAAAGAAACTAAACGAGTTTGTTAGCCAAAGCGAATAAATACTTCTGTAGAGGTTTATATGACTGTAAGAAGTGAGGGGAACGATGCTTTGGACGCGGGTGCGAATCCCGCCATCTCCACCAGTAGAGTTGTAGATTTGCCCCGCAATCTGTTTTTTACAGAGCGGGAATGGAATAAAAATTTTGATTATGCAGAGTCAACGGGGATGAATAGTTTCGACAGGGCAAGTAGTAGCCAAACAGACAGTCCGATAGGCGAAGAACGTAATTCTAGCAAAACAAAGTAAACGCAAACGATGATGTTTACGCTCTAGCCGCCTAAACAAGGCTAGATGGGGGTGACGCCTTATAAACCAATAGTCGGAAAGGCCCCTAGGGGCCTTTCCTTTTATAAATACTCTTATGGATATTAAAGAACTTGAGAGTTTTAACTTAGCCGATGCTGTTAAGTTCCACGATAAACTTAACCCTGCACTATGGACCGACAAGGGTAGATTAGATACTGAGGTTCATGACAGGCTCATGGATATCGCAAAAGATTTCATGGCTTATCTTGGTTTGAGCAGTCTTAAAGTCGAAGACATCACTATAAGTGGCAGCAATGCTGCTTATTCATATACTCCGCATAGTGATCTAGACTTACATCTGTTAGTAGATTATGATAAGTTACCCGATGATGAAGTATACAAAGAATTATTCAATGCAAAAAAGACCGTATATAACGATAACCATGATATCAAGGTTCGCGGCGTCCCTGTAGAACTGTATGTGCAAGACAGCAACCAGCCGCATCATAGCCTCGGCGAATATAGCGTACTTAAAAAAGACTGGATCAAGATGCCGGTCAAGCGCAGAGCCAACTTTGATCAGTCTGCTACAAGAGCGAAGTATGAGAAGTTAGGAGAGTTGATAGAACTAGCGATTAAAACAAGAAGCCTAAACCGTATAGATAAAGCACTTGATATTGTTAGGCGTTATCGTAAAGCAGGATTAGAAAAGACAGGGGAGTTTGGTCCTGAGAACCTAGCATTCAAAGCAATACGCAAACAAGGTTTGTTTCAAAAATTATATGACCTACGAAATGAGTTGCGTAGCGAGAAATTAAGTTTAGAAAATAGCATGGCAGAAAATGCAAGCGGTTATATACCTAGCGAAAAAGAAAAGAATGACCCAAGATTTAAGACAGCATTGACAGTAGATGTCAGACCTGATACCATGAAAAAAGACGCAAGAAAATTCGGTAACAAAATAAGTCGCGCGGGAGTACCGCCTAAATTAAATACTAGCGGAAAGGTTGTGAAATAATTTATGTTAGCGAAAAGAATTTTAATCATGGGTTTGCCTGGCTCAGGCAAGACTTATCTAGCGGACAGACTTAAAAAATATCTAGAAGATTACAGCACATTGCAACACATGCCCTGGGAACGAATGGCAGAATATGAAGTATCGCCTAAACACTGGTCGGCTAAAGTTGATTGGTTTAATGCTGACGATATTCGTAAAAGATTTAACGATTGGGACTTTAGCAAAGAAGGTCGCATTCGTCAAAGTATTCGCATGTTTGATTTCGCTTTTAGCAGCACTGGCGATTTTGTGATATGCGATTTCGTAGCACCACTACCAGAGATGCGCAACAATTTCAAAGCAGACTGGGTGATATGGTTGGATACTATTGATGCAGGTAGGTTTGAAGACACTAACAAAGCATTTGTGCCGCCCACAGTATATGACTTCCGTATCAACTCTAAGGATGCTGAATTTTGGGCCTCTTTTATAGGGAGCAGGATATTGAATGATGAACGTAGACCAGTCTTTGATTATCAAAAAGAAACGGTACAGATGTTAGGTCGCTGGCAACCCTGGCACAAAGGTCATCGTGCTTTATTTGAAAGAGCATTGGCGAAAACGGGTCAAGTATGTATTATGATACGTGACTGTCAAGGTTGGCAAGGTAGTAACCCATTTGCTGTCGGACAGGTTATAGATCACATACGCCATGATCTTGACCCTCTCTATCAAGGCATGTATACTATACAGGTAGTGCCCAATATCGTGAACATCACATATGGGCGTGATGTAGGTTACAAGATTGAACAGGAAGTTTTTGATGATGCAATACATAGAATCTCAGCGACCAAGATCAGACAGGAGATGGGGCTTAAGTGATATGCAACGCAGGTTTAATACTGCAATCGAGGCAAGCAAAGTAGTTGATGATCTATATGTTCAACTACGCAGCATCAATTATAATAAAGACCTGCACAAGTATCTTAAGAATTGTCAGCACTTAGTTTCAGCGTTAAGCAGCGCAGAAGTCACAGCTAGGCAAAGCCATAAAAATTCAGTGGTTGATCAGCCTAGAGAAAACCTTGCTAGCGCCATAGATTATCTAGAAAAGATGATTATCATAGCAAAATTGTCGGAATAAATGTTGTTTAAAAACAACAACTTACAGAGCCTCGAAAAAGGCTTGACTTTGGGTCAGATTGGGTCTATAATTCATATATAAAGTTGAGTTATGGAGTCTGATATGACTAAGTTTGTTAAGAGTGAATTTACCCAGGGCGAGGTTGCTATGTATGGCAATCGTTTCGTAGCCCGTTTCAAGCGGGGTGGGCGCGGTAGTTTTCTGACTTTCCTCTGTAAGAATTTCACGGTCGAAGAATATTTCAGCCAACTTGACAAGGGCGTACCGCCCCTCAAGATTCTTGAAAGCAAGGGCTATGTCTGCCCCCGTGTCCAAAAGTTACTTGCTAGCATAGGGCTTCCCCCGACTATGCAGGGCCGTGAGCAGTATATCATGTCCCGAATCCGTCAGGCTCTATAAGGCTTGACTTTTGGTACGATTGGGTTCATAATACAAATAATACGATTTACAGGAAACTAAAATGTTCCCGAAAGAAAAGTTGATTACTCTCAAATTCTATGCTGACCCGGGTCATGGTTGGGTCGCGGTAAAGCGCAAGATGCTTATGGATTTGGGTATCGCAAACAAGATTACCAATTACAGTTATCAGAGGGGCCAAACTGTGTATCTTGAAGAGGATATGGATTTGGGCACACTGTTAGCTGCGCTTGGTGACCGTGTCATTGGTGTGATGTTGAAAGAAAAGCACACCAATCGTTATAGCCCAATTCGTTCATATGAACGATATCAGGCTTGACATTAGCGTTTGAAGGTACTATACTTCAAACATATCAATTGTTTTAGGAGACTCTCACATGGCTATTTCCGACAATCTGACAGTTACATCTGTTCAGGCTCGCAAGGCAATTCTCAAAGCATTCAAGACTAAGCGCCCGATATTTCTATGGGGCCCTCCCGGCATCGGTAAGTCTGAAGTTGTGCAGGATATCACTAACGAACTTGGTGGGCTTATGATCGATCTGCGCATGGCGCAGATGGAGCCTACTGACTTGCGGGGCATACCCTATTACAATAAAGATTCTAATCGCATGGACTGGGCTCCGCCGATCGATCTGCCCGATGCTGAACTTGCTAGCAAGTATCCCATCATTGTATTGTTCCTTGATGAAATGAACAGTGCAGCCCCTGCAGTGCAGGCAGCAGGCTATCAGTTAGTGCTGAATCGTGCTGTAGGCAAATATCGACTGCCTGATAATGTGGTTATCGTAGCAGCAGGTAATCGTGAAAGCGACAAGGGCGTGACTTATCGTATGCCCATGCCCCTCGCTAATCGTTTCATCCATCTTGAAATGCGAGCCGATTTCGCAAGTTGGCAGATTTGGGCTGTGAATGCAGGTATCCATACTGATGTTGTAGGCTATCTATCATTCGCAAAACAGGATCTATATGATTTCGATAGCAAGAGTGCTAGCCGTGCTTTCGCTACTCCCCGTAGTTGGACTTTCGTATCTCAAATCCTTGAAGATGAAGTTGATACTGACAACGATACTATGTTCAATCTTGTAGCCGGCGCAGTAGGCGAGGGTCTTGCAGTCAAGTTTATGGCCCATCGCAAGATTTCTAGCAAGATGCCCAACCCAACTGATATCTTGTCAGGTAAGGTCAAGGATCTGAATGTAAAAGAAATTTCGGCAATGTATTCGCTGACTACTTCAATGTGTTACGAATTGCGTGATGCTATTGAAAATAAGGTTGATAGCAAGAAGTTCCATCAGATGGCTGATAATTTCATCAATTACATGATGGCAAACTTTGAGACTGAACTTGTCGTCATGGGTGCTAAGATCGCCTTGAAGACTTTCAAGTTGCCAATCGAACCCAGTCAGTTAAAGAACTTTGATGAGTTTCACAAGAAGTACGGCAAGTACATTGTAGAGGCTGGTAACTAATAAAGTTTAAATCCTGCTCGGTAGATGCTAACTAACGTGAGAGTCATTAGTGTCTACTGGGCAGGTACCTTTTATGAATCGTGAAAAATATAAATGGTTTTATGAACCTGATTTCTTAGATCAGGATTTTCATAAGATCATGCTGGATCCAGATAATCAATGTATCGATACAGGATTGAGTATCGCCAATGACGGATCAATTAGTTTTCAAAAATCATCTGTTTTGACTAACAGATATCCTAACAATATTATTTTTAAAGATAATATTCCGCCAGTCACTAGAAGCCTTATTGAGAAAATAGAAAGCAGGTTGATGATAGCAGGCTGCAAAGTGCCCGTGTTATTTAATTTCAGCACTTTGATAGACCCCCGACCTACACCAGATATGAAAGCATATGGCTGGCATAAAGATTTTAATATTATTACACATATTACCGATCCATTAAAATTATGGTTCACAATATTAACTTTAAGTAAAGAGGATGTAGATAGTGAATTTATGGTATGCCCTACGCCCGACGGCCCGGATTTCTGGAATATTGGAATAAAGACTAAAGCAACAACCAATAAGTTATTTGGGCATAACATGAATCTTGGCCACGGATACTTTCCACATGGAAAAAATCATGTGAGGATAGTTTACACCCGTTGGTATGATGCTTCATAAATTGTTGCTTAAATACAACAACTTACATGGCTTGACATATCTGACTAATTCAACTATAATATATACATGAATGATAGGAGTGTGCATATGAGCGATGTTATTCCCGGAACTAAAGGGGCAAAAAAGTCTCGCCGTAACAAAAAGTTCGATAATCTTGTTGGACCCACTGATACCAAAATTGATCGTGAGGCACGCGAGAGATTGGTGACCGCGCGTATCGGTCTACTTTTGCGTCATAGTTTTTTCGGTAACCTTGCGACAAGGCTTCAGTTGATCAATGCTGATGACTGGTGTGCTACTGCTGCTACTGACGGGCGCAAGTTTTATTATAACAGCCGTTTTATTATGTTGCTAAAACCTAAAGAAGTTGAGTTCTTGGTTGCGCATGAAGTATTACATGTTGTCTACGATCATTTTGGTCGCCGCGGCGACCGTGATCCTCAAATTTTCAATATCGCAAATGACTATGCAGTAAATGCCGATCTGAAACGACACAAGGTAGGTCAGTTCATTACAAGCGTACCCTGCTTGTACGAAGCAAAATATGATGGTAAGGCTAGCGAAGAAATCTATGATGATCTGATTAAGAATGCAGAAAAAATCAGCCTTGATGATTTGCTCAATCAGATGATCGATGATCACCTCGACGGTGACGGTGACGGAGAAGGCGAAGGCGATACTGCTAGTGATGGGGACGGCAATAAGAAAAGCAAAGGCAAGCGTCCTAAAATGAGCGATGAGGAGCGCGAACAACTCAAGCAGGAGATCAAACAGGCTATTCTTAATGCAGCCAATAGTTCTGAGGCAGGTTCGTTGCCATTAGGCGTTGAGCGTCTTATCAAAAATGTTACTAATCCTATCATGCCCTGGCGTGAACTGATTCAGACTAATTTGACTAGTGCTATCAAGACTGACTTTAGTTTCATTCGTCCTAGTCGCCGCGGTTGGCACATGGATGCTATCATGCCTGCTATGACTCCAGGCGAGGAGATCGATGTTGATGTTTTCATTGACTTATCAGGTAGCATCAGTAACGATCAAGGCAAGGCATTCATAAGCGAAGTTACTGGCATGATGAGTGCATTCGATGGCTATCGTATCAATATCGCATGTTTTGATACAGAAGTTTATAATCCGCAAACTTTCACTAGCGAGAACCTTGATAGCGTTGAAGATTACGAATTGATGGGCGGTGGTGGTACTGACTTTACTTGTATCTTTAAACATCTTAAAGAAGAGGGTCGAGTTCCCAATCGATTGATAGTATTCACTGATGGCTATCCTTTCGGTAGTTGGGGCGATGAAAATTATTGCGACACTACTTGGATCATTCATGGCGATCCCGATCCTAAACCCCCGTTCGGGACTTTCGCGCTATATAATGATCATAAAAAATAGTCAAGAGATAACTATTTACGAAAGCCCGGATGGTGGTAAGACAGTATATGTACGGAAGCACGGCGATCTTACCCGAAAACTCACACATATAGATCCGGACTGGAAAAAGGAATCGGAATTAACAAGACGATGGGTCGATCTCAAAGAAGTTGTTTTAATGGCTTGTGATGATCCAACTATCAATGATGCATTAGAGAAATTAGAGATACTATATGCCCTCAAGAAAAAAGAAAGTTAATAGTTTCCTTGCTATGTGGGACATGCTAGGTCTTGAGTGTGTTTTTAGTATAGATGATGCTAAAAAAGTAATAGATAACTATAACAAGGAAAAAGTCTGGAAAATATTAAAAGAGGAGTCTATAGACCGTAAGCCCCCTAATCCTATACCATTGGCTTTGTTGATAGTAAGGGCTAGGGCAAATAGCCATCGTAATTACGAGATTTATAGTTTTCAGACTTACTTGAGTGAGCGTCAGGTCCGCAAAACATTTGCTGCCGATCCTCAATCTATAGTTGAATGGATTCGTGAAAATGGCAATAAGATTTACAGCGATTATATCAAACAAAGCAAAAAAGCCATAGTATGACTGAACAGATAACATTCGTTCCTACTCCCAGGCTTGATTATACACTTGCGTATAATAAGTTTAAGGAAGATTATCAATCTTATTTGCTACAGCAGCAAAGAGAGATTGATAGGAAAGAACAGATCAGGCTAGAGACTTTTAATGAAAAACTTAGGTTAGTAGAAAAAAGAATGCTTAACCAAGAATTAGAAGACATTAGACGATATCAAATACTAGATAAGCAGAAGTCTTATAATGATTTCAAATATGCATATTGGGCAGGTACATTGATAGATCAATATATATGATGCTGATAGGTACAAGTTTCGGTGGTTGCTTAAAATCAATCATGGATGGCGAAGTGTCCGTGGACGATGTTTTATTGATCATCACCCGTACTTCTTTCAAGGACCATGACGGGCTCATGCGTATAGTAGAACAATATTACAACGATGGTAATAAATGGGCTACCAGGCCCGGCAATTACGATCTATGTGAATTTGATCTTGACAGTCTCAAAGAGTTGGCTCACGACCTGTACGAGCATGGTAAGATTCATCAGCCCAGATTGTATAACAACTTTCAAGGATTCGTGCATCCTGAATTAAACAGAGATCAATTGTGGCTTGAGATCGCTCCTAGACCTACAGATGTCCCTGCGGTCGTCAATGCATATAATCAATATAAGATGCTAGTGGAACTGACTAAAGATGAACTTGTCAATTAATATTGATACTTGGAACAAAGCAAGGGAAATGTCATATTGCCCAAAACATTTTACGGCTGTGATTGCTCCGCTGACTGATGAAGCAAAACTCTGGGTGCTTGAAAGATTGCATGGGCGATATTATATAGGTCTGCAAAATAATCGCAATACAATATTTGATATGCAAGCTAAGATTTATTTCGAAGACCCGCAGGAGGCTATGCTATACGAACTTACCTGGTCTTAAAATAATTTTATCTCAAGTGATCTAGTTAAATACTTCACAAATGAGGAGAAAACACATGGCGTTTTTAAGACATATAGGTAAGCAAGGGGATCGTAAAGTAGCGGTAGTATTCCGTGAAGTACCCGGCGAGCCGCACATGGCATTGGTAGTTTATACAGAGGTACTTGGACAAAATATTCATGATCCGCTCATGGCTTGTATCGAAAGTGATATAGGTCAAAACAGTGAAGACCTCGCGCTGGCATTGAATCGCACTCATGCTAAGGATGGAAGCATCATACTTCAGAAATTACACGGCGAAGGTATGCTGAAAAAAGTTCGCACAGAACTTATAGTGATGACTCCGCAACCAGGCGTGCAGATCAAACTTGACGAACTCAACAAGATACTTGATGAGATGAAGCAAGGTGAAGATGCAGTTAAAAAGCTAGCAGAGATGGATCAGAGCATGGGTCTACAAGATCCATTGCAAGTCGCAAAGCGTTTGCGTGGCGATCAACGACCGGCTCCCGCTGGTTCTGATGCAGCATTAAGAGCAGCAGCCAACGCTGCGCTTGATGACACAGGTCTTGCTAATAATTTGCGTCAACAGGCTGAGCGCATGGATCGTGAAGCAAAAGGTCTCATGGCTGAAGCACAACGCTTATTAAAAGAAGCGCAAGCACTAGATCCAGTCAAGGTCAAATCTACGAAAGTGATCAAAGCCAAAACTGTTAATACAGCATCAAAGAAAACTAAAACAAATACAACTGCATAAGATTATATAAATCATGTCCCCGGACTTTATTAAACAGTGGGAACATATTATTGATGATGTTGACAAACAAAAAATTCCCATAGAGTTTATCGCAAAACTTGTGATTAAACTCCATGGGAAATCTGGGAAAAAACAACAGACAATCAATATTAAACGATTCCTTAGTCATGGATTATCGCCCGATCAAATCGAAGAGGCTGTGAGCCGCAAATTAGCGGAGTATGATGATAAAATTGCAGGAGTTGAATTTATTTTAAATATAGAAAGCATAGCAGAGACAGTACAACCAGAAACAGATAAATTATTAAGTAGATTTAAATGAAAGTTTATCACGACCTACTAGAAGATATTTTAAAAAATGGGGAATCAAGAGATGATAGAACTGGTGTGGGCACTATTAGTGTTTTTGGTCGCCAGTTGCGTTTTGATCTTGATTCCGGTTTTCCAGCAATTACTACAAAGAAGCTGGCTTGGAAAGCTTGTGTGGGCGAGTTACTATGGTTTCTTGAGGGGTCTAGAGATGAGAGGCGCCTCGCCGAGATCACGCACGGCTCGAAAGAAGGTACAGTCACGATCTGGACGCCGAACGCTTTAGCTCCCTACTGGAAATCTAAATCTAAATTTGAAGGTGATCTTGGTAAAGTATATGGCGTGCAGTGGCGCAAATGGGAAAGCCCACGCTGGGGCAAATTAGTAGATCAAATATCACATCTTGTTGATAGATTAAAGACTGACCCATTCAGCCGAAGACATATGATAAGTGCTTGGAATGTTGGGGAACTAAATGATATGGTGTTACCTCCTTGCCATGTGATGAGCCAATATTATGTTAGTAAAGACAATAAACTAAGTTGTCATATGTATCAGCGCAGCGTGGATGTATTTCTTGGATTGCCTTTCAATATAGCAAGTTATGCTTTGCTAACACATATGCTTTCTCAGGTCTGTGATCTTAAGGTTGGAGAACTAATAATATCTACAGGTGATACCCATATCTATAAAGATCATTTAGAGCAGGTTAATCAACAATTGCAAAGACAAGAATATCCGTTACCTAAATTATGGTTAAATCCTAATATTAATAATATCGATAGTTTTACTATGGACGACATAAAGTTGCAAAACTACAAAAGCCATGATAGTATAAAAGCTAAGATGGCAGTATAATGCAAAAGATAGTAGTACACACTATAACTATGGGCGATGTCGAAGACCCCGATATATTTGTTGCTGAACCTATATGGAAATGGCAGCAAAGCGATGAGGGCAAATGGATCATGGAGAATAGCGTACAACAACCTATGTGGGAGAGGCGCATAGATTCATCCTGTTTTGGATATAAGTATAATATTATTGCATATCTAGATGGACCTGCGTTGACATATTGGAAATTAAAGTATGAGTGATGTATTAGTAACAGGCGGTTATGGCCTCATAGGACATAATGTCGTGCGTAGATTAAAAGACTTAAAACATCGTGTATTAGTTGTAGATACGCAAACTAATTATGGAATCATACCACAAGATGAGATTGATTATCTCATGGAACAGCGCAAGAAAAAAACCGGTGCTGTAGAAAATGTGGTGTTTGATATCAGCGATAGATTTCTAATGAATCATGTATTTAAAAGATTCATGCCTGATATTGTAATACATATGGCGAGTTTCCCTCGACAGAAAGTTGTTAACGCTAACCCACCCTATGGCGCTAAAGTCATGTGTGAAGGGCTGCTGAATCTTTTAGAAGAAAGCAAACAGGGTTATGTAAAGAAATTTGTTTATATAAGTAGTAGCATGGTATATGGCGACTTTGATGATGATGTTGCAGAAGATGCTATTTGCAAACCTCAAGGACAATATGGAATAATGAAGTTAGCAGGGGAATGGCTTGTTAAAGATTACTCGCGTAGGAATTTTTTCACACATACTATAATTCGCCCTAGTGCTGTATACGGGCCACTTGATGTTGAAGACAGAGTTATAGCCAAGTTCATGCTTACAGCAATGCGCGGAGGTATGCTCAATGTTAATGGAGCAGGAGAGACACTAGACTTCACTTACGTTGATGATGCAGCAGACGGTATCGTTGCAGCTGCACTTAGTGAAAACACTAATAATAAGACTTATAATATCACAAAGAGCCATAGCCGCACACTGTTAGAAGCAGCAGAGTTAGCAGTAAAGATCGTAGGCAAGGGCAGCATCAATGTCAAAGACAAAGATAGTGACTTCCCTAGCCGAGGCGCATTAAATATTGATGCTGCCCGTAGAGATTTTAATTTTAATCCTAAAGTAGACGTAGAAGAAGGCTTCCAGAAATATTACCAATGGCTTAGTAATAGCGAATACTGGAAGAATAAGATTGGATAATGAATAATGAATCTTACTGTTCGCTAGCCTGGTTAGGTGTTACCACTGATCCAGACGGGACATTACGCCCTTGTTGTGTTAGCAGAGACACTATAACAAAAGATGATGGTACACCTTATAATTTAGGTGTTGATAAACTAGAAACTATCTATAACAGCAATTACTATAAAAAATTACGCCGTGATATGCTAGACGGTGTAAAGATTGATGGCTGTGAGACATGCTACAGTAATGAGAGTACCGGCAGAGAAAGCCGTAGACTAATCAATAATGAAACTTTCAAAGATAGAGTCTTTACGGATACAAGTAGCGATATTAATATAAAATATATTGATTTAAGATTAGGTAACCAATGTAATTTAAAATGTAGGATGTGTAGTCCTATGAATAGCAGCCTAGTCGAAGATGAGTTTAACGAAAACCCAAGTCCTATATTAGACAAGTTCTATCTTAAAAGTAAAGTATCTGTAGATCGCTGGTATGAGACTGATACTTTTAATGATAACATAGATAAGCATATTCCTAATTTAGTCACGGTATACATGACGGGTGGCGAACCCACATTGATCAAAAAGAACTATGATATCATGCAGCGGTTATTAGATCATGGAAGATCAGATGTTAGATTGATTATCAATACTAACATGACTAATACTAATCCTAAGTTTTACCAATTACTCAAACAATTTAAAAAGGTCACTATACAGATGAGCATAGATGCTATTGATGACCTCGATACATATATAAGATATCCTACAGATTTTAAAACTGTTGATAACACTATAAAAGAGTTAATCAGTATAGGTGACAATATCACATTAGTTGCAGGACCTGTAGTGCAGACATTGAACTTAAATAGGTTAGTAGAATTGTTTGACTATTTTGAAAATTTCAATAAAAAACATGGTAGAAGGGTCATTGATATAAGGCCCGGCTACGTGTTCAATCCTGAACATAATAACATAATCTATTTACCTAAACAATACAAGATAGATTGTTTTAGAAAAATCTATATATGGATGATGACAGAATGCAAATACCAATCAAATGAATTTAAGAACTTCATTAATTCATTAAAGGTCAAATGTTATGAAGACCATTATGACAAGACAAAATTGATAGATTTTTTAAGTTTCAATCAGACATTAGATAAAATAAGAAATACTAGCCTAGAAAAAGCCAATACTAAATTATATAACATGGTAAAAAAACATGCATAAGATACCATTTTTTGGTTTAGCAAGGCAATATCGCAACCTTAAAGAAGAACTACTAGACATAACAGATAAAGTTATGCAATCAGGTACCTGGATGAATGGCTCATATACATTAGCATTTGAGACATGGCTCGCTAGTAAGACAGGTGTTAATTTTGCTGTTACCGTGCATAGCGGTACGCAGGCATTAGAGATTATAGCTAAGTGGTCTAGACTTCAACACGACCTACTCATGAATGATGAATCAGATGCTACCAATATCATCAAACCTGTAATTCGTATACCCAATATTACTTATGTAGCCACACTTAATGCCTTCATCAACACTGGATACGAAGTCGAATTGATAGACACAGATAAAAACGGATTAATGTCATTGGATAATAGTAATAACTTATTGGATGACTTTACTAAACATACTTGTAATGTAGGACTTTATGGCGCAAGCCCACCACGCAATCCTGCTGGAGTGAATGACATTGTAGATGGAGCGCAGCACTGGCTAGTAGCGGATGATATAGGGCAGGGCATGGCTATAAGTTTTGACCCTACTAAAAACCTGCCTTCAAGCGGTAACGGCGGGGCTATAGTTACTAATGATCGTAGCCTTTATGATTTTGCATTAAGTTACCGTAGCAACGGCAAACATAGTCACGACATATCGGGCACTAATAGTAGAATGAGCGAATTAGATTGCGCACATTTATTAATTAGGACGAAGCAGATAGACAAATGGCAATGGCGCAGAAAAGAGATTAGATATTATTATCTCAATGAATTCAAAAATATGGATTTTTATTGTTTAAGCCGAGACCATATGATACATGCTGATCAAAAATTCGTAATCTATACAAACAAACGTGACCAGTTATCTACATGGTTAATCGAAAAAGGAATCGATATCAAAATTCATTATGACAAAGCATTAAGTGAGTTACCGCTATCTAATAATATTAAAGTAAAACCTAATATGTTAAGCACTAGCGTGATGTTAACTAAGGGTTTATTAAGTTTGCCTATATATCCCGAATTAAGTGATAGCGAGGTAGAGTTTATCGCTAGACAAGTAAAGAGTTTCTTTGCTACTTGATTTCATCATTGATTTTTTTCTGCGCCCTATACCAATCTTGCCAAGCCTCTACTAGTTTGCTACAACTATGATGCTTGGTATAATTTTTAGTCACTGTTTTTAGAAATTCGCTAAACACTATGTTGGGCTGATCTATAGTATCAAGTTGCTCACATTTTTCCATAAGTGTTTGAGGGGCCTCAGGAAACTTTTGTGTAACAGGCACAGTAGTCGCACAGCCAGACACTAATGATAAAGTAATTGCTACGCAAAATAGTAGTAGTTTTTTACTCACTTTTCGTCCTCTGCTGGAACCTGATTTTTAGCAGCCATATTATGCGCATCAATAGCGATTACTGGTATAGCACAAGTGTTGTCAAAAACCTTGACCTCTCTATCGATGTACTCTATTATTTTATCGCCTTTTAACTTAATCACTTGTTTTTGTGTAATAATCTTTTCTACTATCTCAGTATTTACCACAGCCGATTTGGCCTCTGCCTCAGCGACCTTTACTTCCATCTCTTTAAGCCTAAGTTCCCACTTGGCCTTTTCTGCTAGCCCGCCCTCCAAGTATACACCCAAACTTAATAGCAGCAGACTTATGATCTGTATTGGAAGTTTGTACTTACCTACAAAGGGTACGAATCCTAGCACGAAACCAGCTATCGTGCCAAGGGCACCTGCTAAGAATATCAGATGGACTACGAACTCTGGTAACCAGTTGATTATCCACATATGAAGTTATTTATGCTAAATACAGATAGGAGTTATAAACATGCCAATTCAACTTGTAAACATAGGTACATTGCCTAATGATGGTGAAGGCGACCCGCTGCGTACAGCGTTTCAAAAGATCAATAACAACTTCAATTTCATCCAGCAGTCTGCTACCAACATAACTAGCGCAGTTACTATAGGTGATACTGCTAATCAAGTGATTTTTTCTTATCCAGCGGACGAATTTACACAAGCATTGATACAATTACATAGTTACAGGGACGATACTTCTGACAATCAAAACGCACTTATAGGTGCAGCCATCAGTAATGATGGATCAAATGTTTCGTTTGTTACATATGGTATAACCAATACAGGTGATTGGTTAGTAACCTACGACATGGATGTAACTAGTGGTAATGTAAGGCTGCTTGTATCACCCTTAGGAGATTATACGATCAATCATTTCATAGCATATCAAGTGACCTACGTAGGAGATTTAGGAGCCGCAGTGCCAATGGTCACTGAGAGCGATGAGACTATTATCACTGAATACGGTAATGTACCTATCGGTTCAGAAGGTTAAAATGCGCGCCAAAGAGTTCGTAAACGAAGCGTCAAGCGGCATGTCGCTCAAACTTGGAATCCTCCTTATCCTGGCGTCCGTGCTGCCATGGATCGCCAT